TTGTGACTTCTTACATTAGTCAAATAAGTACGTAGGAGTAATTATGACGGCAGTAATAAATGGAATCCAATATATTGGAGGGCAGACTTCTCCAAATGAATTTATAAATAATCAAGCGGCAACAATTGATGGAACGCAAACTGTCGAGAACGGTGTTCTTGCAGGTCCAATTTCTATTCCAGCAACGGTTACCGTAACAGGAACGTTGGTAATAGTATAATGAGTAAAATAGAAGTAAATACAGTTGAACCACAATGCGGAACTACCTTAACTTTAGGGGGTTCAGGAGACACAGTAGCTTTAGGTACGGGTGCATCGCAAACAGGTTTTGGTAGAGAAGGTTCTGTAAACTGGGACACTACTGCAAAAACAGCAGGGTTCACAGGTGTTAGTGGTAACGGGTATTTTATAAATACAACATCAGGAGCAATAACAGTTAATCTTCCAGCTTCACCAAGCGCTGGAGATATAATGTCTGTAAAAGATTATACAGGAACTTTTGGTACAAATGCTTGTACTGTTGGTAGAAATAGTTCAAATATCAGAGGTGCAGCTTCTGATTTTTCTTTAGAATTAAATAATGCAGGAGCAACTTTTGTTTATGTTGATGGCACAGAAGGTTGGCAAGTTTTTGCAGATGGATCAGATTCAGATTTAACACAAACTTTTATGGCTGCAACAGGAGGTACAATAACAACCTCTGGAGATTTTAAAATTCATACATTTACAGGACCAGGCACTTTTACAGTAACTTGTAAATCCAATTCAACATCCAATAACCAAGTTTCTTATGTAGTAGTAGGTGGTGGAGGTGGTGGAGGTTATGAAAGAGCTGGTGGAGGAGGAGCTGGTGGATACAGAGAATTCAAAGGTCCAGCAGATACTTATACAGCCAGTCCTTTGGATGGTTCTACTACAATCACAGCCAGTGACCAAGCTTATCCAATTACAGTAGGTGGTGCAGGAGCAGCAAGAACTTCTTCAGGAGCACCTGCTACAAGTGGTGGGGTTTCAACTTTTTCAACTGTAACATCTGCAGGTGGAGGTGGAGGTGGTTCTCACCCTAGTCCTCCAGGAAATCATTTAGGATTAGCTGGTGGTTCAGGTGGAGGAGTAGTAGCAGTAAATCTTGCGGCTTGTACTCAAGGAGGTGCTGGAAATACACCTCCAGTTTCTCCTCCTCAAGGAAATCCAGCAGGAGCTACAAACAGTCCTACTGCAGCAGGTTCAAATTATTATTATGCTAGTAGCGGAGGTGGAGCTACAGCAGCGGGTTCAATTGCAAATGCTTCAGCCGATACTGGAACTGGTGGTGCTGGTGCAACAAGTTCAATTAATGGAACTCCAACAGCAAGAGCTGGAGGAGGTGGAGGTGGTGGTAACAATGCACCTAAAGTTCAACCTGGTGGAACTGGTGGAGGTGGTGCAGGAGGTATGGGTTCTACTGCAGCAACTGCTGGAACTGATAACACTGGTGGTGGTGGAGGTGGTGGACCCGGAACTAATCCTGGAGGTTATTGTGGAGCAAACGGTGGATCTGGTATAGTAATAATAAGGTATAAATTTCAATAATTATGACAAGTAAAATTAAAGTAGATAATATAAATAAAGTTTCAGATGATTCAAGCATCATCAAAAAATGTAGTTCAACAACAACAGTAGGATCAGGAGCTGGTAATACAATTGTTGTAGATGGATCTACAGTTACATTGGGTCGTTGTAGTGGTACCGTTGCTTTAGCATCAGGTGCAACACAGACAGGTTTTGGTAGAACAGGGACCGTTGATTGGGAACCAACTCCTCAAGCAGGTAGTTTTGGAGCTGCCAATGGTAAAGGATATTTTGTAGACACATCGGCTGCCGAAAGAACCGTTACACTACCAGCCTCACCAAGTGCGGGAGATATAGTTGCTGTTGCCGATTATACACGAACTTTTAATACTAATAATTGTATTATTGATGGAGGTTCAGAAAAAATAGGTGGAGTAACAGGAGATTTAAATTTAAATGTAGATGGTCAATCAGCAACTTTTGTTTATGTTGATGCAGCTGAAGGTTGGATTAACGTTTATGAAACTCAAACATCACAAACAGGAAGAGTAATTACACCATACGTAGTAGCAACTGGTGGATGTATTACTACTTCTGGAGATTATAAAATTCATACCTTTAATGGAACAGGACCTTTTAATGTAACAAATGAAGGTACACCTGGAGGATCAAACACAGTTGATTATTTAATAGTAGCAGGTGGTGGCGCGGGTATACCTACTAGAGGTGGTGGTGCAGGTGGTTATAGAGAATCATCAGGTGCTGCTTCAGGTTGTTATTCAGTAAGTCCATTAGGATCTGGCGTTGCAGCTTTACCAGTTGGATTTCAAGATTATACAATAACAGTAGGTGGGGGAGGAAGTGCTCCAAGTCCAGCACCAAATCAAGATCCAAGTCCAGGTTGTGTTTCAACTTTTAGTACAATAACTTCAGCAGGAGGTGGTGGAAATGCAGCTGGAGGATCAGGAGCAAGCGGTACCATTGGAGGAAGTAATCCCGGCTATGCGGGCAACACCCCACCAGTAAGTCCCCCTCAAGGTAATTCAGGCGGATGTGGTACTAGCCATCAACCAGGTTATTATGGTGGTGGAGGTGGAGGAGCAGGAGCTGTCGGTGGTAATGCAAGCCCAGGTGGAGCAGGTACAGGTGGAGCAGGTGCAACTTCTTGTATTACAGCATCTCCAGTAACAAGAGCTGGTGGAGGTGGTGGAGCAGGATGGCAAGGTCAAGGAGGTGGTTCCGGAGGTCCAGGGGGAGGCGGTAATGGAGCCCCATCACCATCAACATCAGGCGGAACTAATACAGGTGGTGCAGGTGGTGCAGGTGGATCTACAGGATGTAGTTCTGGTTGTGCGAGACAATCCGGCGCCGGTGGTAGCGGAGTGGTAATAATAAGGTATAAATACCAATAGGTAAAAATTATGAGTGAAATAAAAGTAAATAAATTAACACCAAGAACTAATTGTGGAACAACCACATTAGGAGATAGCGGAGATACATTTAATATTCCTGCAGGTGTAACGATTTCAAACAATGGTACAGCAACAGGTTTCGGCGCAACAGGTGCAGTTAACTGGGATGTAGCATCAATTAAAACAGTAGATTTTACAGCCGTATCAGGCGTAGGATATTTTGTAGATACAGCAACAACAGGAGCAGTAGAAGTAACTTTACCTGCAGCCCCAGCGGTTGGGGATGTAGTAGGTGTTGCGGATTATGCAAACAATTTTGGTACAGCTAATTGTACATTAAATAGAAACGGCCTTAAAATTGGTGGTGGTGCATTCAATTCAATAATGTCAACAAATGGCGTGGCAGTTACATTAGTTTATGTAGATGTAACCAAAGGATGGATTGTAACCGATTCAGGAAATCAAACTGATGCTCCAGGTCCACTTTTTATAACAGCTACAGGTGGTTGTATTACTACTTGTGGAGATTATAAAATGCATACTTTTTTAAGCCCTAATACTTTTGGGGTTACTTGCGCAGGTAATCCCGCAGGTTCAGATAGTGTAGAATATTTAGTAGTTGCTGGTGGTGGCGGTGCAGGAGCTTCTTATGGTGGAGGTGGAGGTGCCGGTGGATTTAGATTTGCTTCACCTTCTATTGCTCCCTTAACTTACCCTGCAAAACCTTTAGCAGGTCCAGGAACTATACCAATTTCAGTTCAAGATTACCCAATTCAAGTTGGAGGAGGTGGTACCGGTTCAACGAGTTTTGCGCTTGGAAATGCGGGAAAAGGAGATAATTCACTATTTTCATCAATAACTTCAGCCGGAGGTGGAGCAGGAGGAAGTGCTAATCCTAATATTAATTCAACCGGTGGTTCTGGAGGTGGAGGATCGGTTTCGGGAAACTTTCCACTTTGTGAAGGAGCCGGTAATACTCCTCCAACAAGTCCAGCTCAAGGTAATAATGGTGGTGCTGGTTATAACGGTGGTTGTTATGGTCAAGGTGGTGGTGGTGGAGCTCTCGTTGCAGGAACTGCTGGTAGTCCTTCAGCAGGAGGAGCTGGTGGTGCAGGAGGTGGATTACCTACAGCTTTTGCATCTAACGGTGTACCTTGCGGAAGTTATAGATATTATGCTGGTGGTGGCGGTGGTGGAAGATACGGACCCGCCGGTGCTGGTGGCGGCGGTGGTGCCGGTGGCGTAGGTGGAGGCGGAGCGGCTTCTTCAACTCCTCCTTATGCTGGCGCACCAGCAATAATTAACACTGGTGGCGGCGGTGGAGCCGCTAGTGCAGCTCAAGCAAATCTTGCTGCAGGTGGTAATGGAGGATCTGGAATAGTAGTAATTAGATACAAATATCAATAATATTTATGTATTTACACAAATTTAAAATTAATATATAAGGAGAAACATATGGCACACTTTGCAAAAATAGGAATGAACGGAAAAGTTATCGGAGTATTAACTTGTGGTAACGGAGATATGCTTAACGCTGATGGCGTTGAAGATGAATCAGTAGGGCAACAATATTTAGAGAGACATAATAATTGGCCTGCTCCAATGTGGATTCAAACATCTTACAATACACAAGGCAATCAACATAAACTAGGTGGAACTCCTTTAAGAGGAAATTACGCTGGTATAGGTTATGAATGGGACGAAGATAATAATATCTTTTGGCCTAAAAAACCTTTTGCTTCTTGGGTAAAAAATACTACAACTGCAAGTTGGGATTCACCAATCGGCGATGCTCCAGCATTAACAGCAGAACAACAAGCTCAAAATGAAGCAAATACACATAGCTGGACTTATGTTTGGAATGAAGCTGGGCAGACTTGGGACCCAACAGATCACAAAATATAATTGATCTAGATCAAATCTTTTAAATCATATTGACATTATAATACCTTCCTTTATAAAAGGAGCTGGTATGCAAAAGAAAGTACTAAGTGAAATAGATTTACATTATGGCACAATAGATATGCCTAAAGGTTTCGAAATTGATCGAGACAAACTTCAATCCGATATTTTATCATCACAAATCAAAGATTCTAAATTTCCTTATTCAAGAGATTGGGATAAATTAAATACATATATGCGAGAGCATATAAGGGTAGAACACGGTTTTACTTTAATAAATAAAGAAACGTGGGGAAATGTTTATAAACCTAAAGAAATTTCTATTCCTTTATTAAACATTGATCCAGTTGATTTAAGAAATTCTGCTGACTATACTTTTCTTTATGGAGTAAATGTTAAGGACTGTAGTGTTCGAATACACTATGATCAAAACAGAAGAGCAGGAAGAAGCTGGGACATACTATTAAAAAATAATCATTTTATTATGTTCCCCTCTACCCAGATGTATTACATAACTAACAATCAAAAAGATTCCTTAAACTTTATACAAACTATAACTTATGAATTTATCTAATTATTTCTGGTATTTTAGTGGGGCATTAACTCCTAAGTTTTGTGATGATGTTATTAAATATGCATTATCAAAAGAAGAAGTAATGGCTAGAACGGGTGGTTATAGCGATAAAAAATTAAACAAAGAAGAAGTTAAAAACTTACAAAGAAAAAGAAGATCTGATTTGGTATGGTTAAATGATACGTGGATATATAAAGAACTTCATCCTTATGTTCATAGAGCTAATAGAGATGCTGGTTGGAATTTTGAATGGAGTCGATCAGAGTCTTGCCAGTTTACAAAATATAAATTAAATCAATATTATGATTGGCATACGGATCCTTGGGATAAACCTTACCAAAGAAAAGAAGGTGATCCTGATAATGGCAAAGTTAGAAAACTATCTATGACTTGTCAATTAACAGATGGCTCGGAATATACAGGCGGAGAATTAGAATTTGATTTTAGAAATTATGATCCTAATATGAGAGATGAAAGTAAACATATAAGAAGCGTACCTGAAA